AAAAAAGTTAAGAATGTAGTTGTTCCTGTAAAAGGACTAAAGTTTAATTTAATAAAAGGATAATATGGCAGACGCAGTAGCAAAACCTATTAAAATGGCAATCGTAAAAAATCCAAAGAAAGGTTACATAAGAACACCTTCTCCAGAGGAAATAAAAAAATACGAAGAGCGAGAAGAAAGATTAAAAAAAGAAGGTAAGAAATAATGGCTGATGACGCAACAATAACTTTAAAAGCAACATTATTACCAGATGAAATAGCAAAAGTTATTAGTGGTTCTATGGTTGTAACACCAGATGATGCTAATGATAAATGGTATTACAAACTAACAAGTGTAACGACTACAAGTGCAGATTTAATTGCAGGTAATTTTATTGATTACACAGCAGTTGACCAAGATACTGCACCAACAGCAGTTGCTACAGCAGATAAAGTAAAGTTTTTGTTTGTAAAAAATACAAGCACATCTGATGGTATAGTTATATCAATTGATGCAGGTACAGCAGCATTTAATTTAGGAGATGGTATCTTTGTAGGGCCAGAGCAATCTTGGTTTTGTAGATTACCAAATACAACAGTGGCTGATATACATGCAATAAGTTCAGATATTGGCGATGCAGGTGACGCTAGTGCAAACGTAATAGTGGCAGCACTAATAGATGATGTAGGTTAATTATGGCAACAATGACTTTTTCTACTCTTACACAAGACATAAAAGATTGGATGGAGAATGATGGTACAGAATTTTCAAATGAGACTTCTGGTTTTATTTCTCTAGCAGAACAAAGAATAGCAAGAGATGTAGACCCATATGCGTTTCATGAGTCAGCTAACTCTTCTTTTAATGTTGGAGATAGGTTTGTAAGTAAACCAGTTGATGCAAAAATAATTTTTCATTTTTTGTTAATAGACTCAGATTCAAAAAGAGTTTTCTTAGAAAAAAGAACTGATGAATATATCTATGATTATT